CCAAGATCAACTTCAGCTAAACCGTCTACGTCTACAAATACACCGTCAGGCACCATACGCGCTAACACTTGTTGTATTTTTAAATGCGTAAGCTGTATCATATCAGCAAAGCCAATACATTTACTAACCAAACTATCAATGCGACCTTTATACATACGAGGCGCTGTAATACTATAGTTCATTTGAACTTTAGTTTGATCGCTATATGGTCGCGTCATATTTTCAGAAAGCTCCCATTTTAACATTTTTTCGTAGCCAAGTATTTTAGCTCCGCTATATAAAACCTCTATAGCTCTGTGTACTTTATTATAGTTTTCAGCGTTTTCAGGTGGATTAAAAGAATCGTCTTTTTCTAAAGCTTTTTCAAGGCCTTGATCTGTTTCTTTTATTTTAAATACTTGATTGTTATAAGTTTTATATTCAAAAAACAAAACCTGTACTTGATTGTACTGATCGTCTTGACCATAATAATTACGTGTATAATTTGCGTCGCCAGGATATTTTTCTATTTCTTCTAAATCAGCATCTGTTAAATAAGGAAAAAGCTTTTTAACCTCTTGCAAGCTCATAGATTTTAATTCGCCTACATAATATATATCTTCAAAATTAGGATCTTCAGTATATGAATAAACTAAATTAGCTGGATCTACGTAGTCTACTGTAACTCCATTAGCTAAATTAAAATTTGTTTTAACAGCTGATATACCTAATACTGTTAAATCATAAGCTAATCTTTTTTTAGTTTCATCATACATGTTGTAATTAAAAATATTTTCAATTACTTCTTCTTCAGCTATTTCTATACTTTGTTTATAGTTCAGCTGCATGTAAAGATCTAACTCTTCTCTACTTTCTGGAAGATCTTCTGGTTTGTTTGTATTAAAAAGATTTACACCTAGATTTTGTTGTATAGATTCCAAAAGTGGCTTAGCGCTCATATCGCGAGCTATAGCAGCCGCGTGCTTTGTTCTTTTACTTATTGAATAAGGATCAACAGCAAAAGATTTTATTTCGTAACCTTTGTCAGTCATACCGTTTACAACAATATCAACAAATTTAGATAATACTGCAACCGGTTTCCAGTCTAAGTTTAAATAAGATAAATCACCATTAATAGAAAGTTCATCTTTATACTTAGCTACAGACTGTTCGCCTCTAGCATAAAGTCTAAGTCTGTGAAAGTCTTGCCAGTTATTTCCGAAACGACCACCAGCACCTAAGCCTTTGTCGCCTCTAAACCATTCGTTTTCAATAGCTCTACCTACTTGATAACCGTAGTCATAAGTATTTTTCTCTGTGTCTGGTACTACCTGACTTGGAAAAGAACTATTAACATTAGTATAAACCATCTATTTTATTATTTTTGAAGTATAACCTGTGTTATCATATTTTTTAAAACTTATATTCACTGGTTCTTTTTTAACCTCTGCTACCGGCGAATATTTATTTTTATTGCAAGCCATAATAGCTAAACCAGAACTTATCGTAGCATCAAACTTTGTCCTGTTGTTTATATTAAACTTGGCCCAATCTTCGAGCGTACGTTGAAAATACATTTGTCCGTACTCTGTTTCTTTTAAACCTACGTGATCTTCAATATAAGATTCTATAGCTGCAGCGTGCGCTTGCTTAATGTCTTCAGATGAGTTTGGTATCCCACCTATTTCTCTTTCTGCAACCGAAAGTTTATTGTATACTTTGTCAGGTCTGTTAATAGAAAACTGTCTATAACCTCTTCGCTTTAAGTAATATAATAACCTTGGTTTGTTATTCTCTGCTAATATTGGCATACCATAAAAGTATAATGCCATAAGCACATCTTCGAAAAATATTTCAGCAGTTGGAGGTCTTGATATATATTCTAAAAAAAACATATTAAAAGGTGCTTCCTCCATACTAAACTTTGTAAGCCCGTGTAAAGAACCTTTAGAACCTTTTTTATCAACTGTACCTGATATATCATAAGAGTCACATCCAAAAGCACCTATATGATCATTGCCTGGATATTTAACTCCATTCTTTATTATTACACGATTTTGTAATCTTGCAGGTGGAATCCATGAAACTAAAAACCTACCGTTACTGTCTGGTATAAAATTAACAGTAGTATCTTTTATTCCTTTTGCCCATTGGAAATTACCTTGAGTAACCAAAGCTTTATTCCTCATATCTTCATTATAATCTATTTGCTCATATATTTTAGTTAGATTAAATAAAGATAATTTAGCTTCATCTCTGAACGCGTGTTTTTCTGTACGAGGAAACTGTCGGTAATATTCATTTAAGCTATCCTGATCATTCTTAAGGCCATCTACCTCATTTTCCCAGTGTTCTATAACACCTGTTGTTATTAAGTCCCCGTGTGGATCTTTAATTGCGTCTTTTGGTTTTTCGAATACAGGTACGCCATAAGCATCGATGAATCCCTCGTAATTCCATTCCATAGGTATGAACAAACTATATAGTCCTGAGCTAGTCTGTCCATTGCGGTTTCTTTGCGTAACGTCTGAAGCATAGTATAGTTTTTTAAAGTTTTCACCACCTTTGTCAAGAGCGTTGCTCGTTGATCCCATCATACACTTACCAACGATCTTACTACCTAATCGCATTGTGGTTTTTGTAACGCGCCAGTTGTTTAATATGTTATCTGGCTTTTCCCACTTACCACTTTCATCGTGTACTAACAGTTTTAGTTTTTCACCGTCATAACTGTTATCACCTGTATTTTTCCAGTCAATAGTTGTATCAAGTCCCTCTATTTCCTCTGATGTAATACCCTCATCTAGTTTTCTTCTAGTTAGTTTCGATGCTGGTACTCTATAAGCTAGCTCTGTTTTCGGACGATCCATACCGTCTTGTATAGGACGGAAAAAGAAAGGGTAGTTAATTGATATTGGTACTACCTTGTCGGTAAACATTTTTTTAGCATCACCTCCTGATTTTGATAGTATACCGAATCTTGAGTCTGAGCTAATTGTTGCTTGGTTAACCGTGTCTGCTGAAGCCATAAAGGAGAAACCAGAACGTCGGTTTTTGAGGTAGCACATACCATAACATCTCTGGTCTGCTTTGCAAGCTTCCCAGAAAATGTAGAATAATCTATTTGATTCCCTATAGTCTGCTGCCCCAACGTCAATTTTAGACCACTGCAAGAACATATAGTGAGAACCAGTGATGTAAGTAGCCAAGCCTCTATTATAGAACCAATATCCTTCTTCACGTCTTCTAAATTCTTCGTCAATATAATCGTACCATTCTTCTTTGAAACTATTAGGATACCGCTGCCAATCGAAAACACTTTTTATTTTAGATAGAGTTTTTGGGTATTCTGCTTTAACCCACATCTGCTCTTCTATTTTTTTAGAATTACTAAAAACATTTTCAGGTTCTTTTGGCAAAGCTATTTTAAGGTTTTGTATTTCAACAACCTCTCCTATAGTTCCATCTTTACTGATGATGACAACGTCGTGCTCAACGTCGTAACCATACTCCCACTTTTTATACCTATTGTTTCTTTTTAAAACCTTAGGTTTTATGTGGTCTTCTACCGTTTTAACTAAAGACTGCTCGTACATTATCTTGATCTACCCTCAGCAAAACCTTTAAAACTCTTTTCTTTAGTTTCTTTAGGTTTATTTTCAAGCATATTTTTTTCTTCTTCTATTCTAGCAAGTATTTCAAACGCATCGAATATAGCAAGCTTTTTAGTAGCCGCAGCGTTTTTAAGTCTGTCTGCAGAAACATCATCTTCTGTATTAGTGATGATTTTTTCTTCAGCAACTTTAATTAACTCGTCAACTGCTTTTTGCCCAGCTCGGATTATATTCCTCCTCGTTTCCTTTGAACTCATACTTAACTAAAATATCATTTGATTGCATACAATAAAGTCTTTGTTTATTTATGATAAACTCAAACTCTCTATTAGATTTAAAACCAACTAGATCACCTTCGTTTATACCTAAAGTTTTTAAGGTTTTATTTCCTATCTTTACTATACCTTTATTTTTTACTTCTGGTTCTTGTGACCAGTTGTCTGTATTTTTTATTGGCATTATAAAACAATGTTCACCTAAAGTTTTCCACTGGTATATATTTTTGTAAAGATATATTTGATCTAATTGGCATAGGTATTGATTATCGTTTAGCGTTTTGCTACTATCAACCTCTTTACCTTTTTGGTTATAATATCTTCTAAATACGTTGTGATGTATTATAACCTCGTCACCTTCTTCTATTGGTGTTGAATAAGCTGATGGTGTAGAAATAACTATAGCTTTTCTACTTATTAACTTAAAGTTTTCTATACTAGAATTAACTATAAGTTTATTACCATTTATATCAACTTCATTGTCATACCTACTTTCAACAGGCGTGACTATAAAATCAAAAACACTTCTCATTAATATTCTAAATCATATTCAACAGATACCGCCATGTTAGAATTAAACTTCTTCCATGGCAATACCTCGTTGTTTTTCTTTATAAATATGTTATAAGAAGCATCTTTATCTTCAAACAAAATATGCGATATCTCGTGTCCGCCATATACTTGCTGGCCAACAGCATAATGCATCGCGTCATTTTTGTAATCAGAACCAATACTGATTTTTCTTATAACAGTACTCATTAGTCTTCTGACTTAACTACAGCTAGTTCACCTTCGTCTTCCTTTTCGATTTCAGTGTACGTGCCATCTTCTAAATTAATATTAATAGCTCCGTATGTTTCTTCTAGTTGTTTTTTAGTATCTTCAATACCCTCATTGATACCAGCGATCTTATGAAGCAGTGAGTGTTTGTTTGCTTCTAATTGACCGATCTGATTTACAACAGTACTTAACTCTGATTGTTGTTCTTTAATAGTTTTAAGCTCTTCAGCTGTAATTGATTTTGACATTTAATTAAATTTAATTGATTATTAATAACTTATACTACTTATTATTACTTGATTTTTTATTTTTTTCCCACGTTCGCCCTACGAAATACGCGCCATAAACGGTTATAAGTAGTGATTGAAAAATAGGTATATAAGCCTCGTCTACTTGAAAGCCTCCAATGTTACCATCGAAAAAAGATAGTGCTGTAAATATAACCGTCAAATAAACTAAAACTAATGGACGAATGTTTTTCGAAAGAAAACTATCACTCTCCATATCTAGTTTCCAACGCTCTGTTACTTGATCTTGAGCGTCTTTGTCGGCTTGTTCTAAAAGCTCCTGTAGCTTTTGTTTAGCAGCTAATCGTTCTTCATCTGTAGTTGTAAGTTTGTCTATAACACTACCTACATCTTTAATTAGATTACCAGATAAAAGACTTAAAAGTTTTTTCATTAAAACATTAATTTATTCTACCTACCTCTACGCTACCTTTTAATTTTTTAGGAGCAAATCCTTTTTCTTTTCTTAGCTTTATAACTTTTGCTCTACGCTCGTTTATTTTGCGATCTTTTTCTTCTATAGCATTTTGCTGTTTTTGACGAATCATTTCAATTTTTTCTCTTTTAGCAATAGCTTTTTCAAGTTCAGGATCTTCATTGTGCATAGCTGAACCACCACTCATACCAGTGAATTTATATGGTGACATTTGAGTAACAGCGCCTGAAGTATCTGATAGTTTATTAGTTTCAGAAACACTTGGGCTTTTTACTAGTTTTCTAGCCTTTTGACCTTCAACTTTTTCATAATGTGTATGCCCGTCATCAGGCATTTCTTTTCCAGGCTTAGCATGCATTTTACTTTTACCAGAATGATGCGCTGCAGATCCGTGATCCATTTTATATGGAGACATTTCGCCAACCCCACGGTTGTCAATTGGCATATCTTGCATTAGGTTCTTTTTTTCCTGCATAACAGATTCCATATGAGCTACAGAACCTTCCATCATTAGTCCAGTTGGTTTTCCTTTTTTGTCGTACATTTTAACGGCAGCGCCGGGTTTTTTATCGTAAGGCATTTTGTTTTATTTATTTTGTTTTGTTATAAGCTTCTTTTTCCCAAGGTAAGTTTTTAGCTCCTTCTTTAATACTCGAGCGAGGTATTACCTTACCTTTCCAATATACATTTTTATTATCGTAATCTAAATCACCTCTACGCATTTGGTCAATGTGAACCATCTCATGATCGATTACTTCTTGTATTCTATTGCAAGGTACATCTTTATTTATAATAATAGTACCGTTATTATTAGCTTTACCAAGCACACCGTCTTCCATTGTTACGTGGTATATAGGCGTATTATCTAAGTTATATGGAGGTTTAATTTTAAAAGCCATATTAATTATTATAAGGTACTTTATCGTTAAACCATGCTTGTCTAGCAGAACAACCGCAAGGAATATTCAAACCTTCTGAAACTTTATCTACAATAGTTTTTATACCAGTAGCTTTAGTAAATTTCGCTATGTCGTCTCCTAGTCCTTTTGATTTCATTACCACTTAACTTTATTAGCCCAGTAAGCTGCAGACATTTTTCCTTTTTTAATATTCTTTGCGTGACGAGCTTTAAAACTAGCTCTGCGTGCTTTTTGTTTTGCTGATTCACCACTCTTTGGTTTACCAGCTGTAGTAACGCCTTGCTGCCCAAAACGTATAATTTTTTCTTTACCACCTTCACAAGCTTTCACAATATGTGATTTGGTTTTGTGGTCTGGCGTTCGCCGAGGCTTATTACACTTAAGTGTTTTTTTATCAGTTGCCATATTAAATTACTCTATAAGTTGTTTTGCCATCTACACGCTCAGCTCGTAAACATCTGTTTCTATTTTGATCTTCAGAAACCCAGCTAACATGTACCCAATCAGGATTTTCATCATCACCAAACTCCCAGATCATTTGATCAAAGTTTAGATTTTCTTTTATCCAGTAAAACATTTCAGCGTTGGTAGCATTATCGTATGTGTCATCAATATCAATTGCTCTACCTTCGCAATGCTGTGATCTAGAACTTCCACCTATAGCTTTGTTAAGTTCTTCACTTCTAAAAAAAGAGTTTACTTTTATAGGATCATTAACCCACGCGCGCAATGGTTCAAATATGTTTTTAGCCACACCAATCATATTACTTAACTGATACGAGTTTGGTTTGTTTTCTAAACCAAGACGTATAGCTGTAAGGCTTCTTGTACCTTCTTTATAACTTATGTGATTACTTATATTTTCCATTTAATTTTATTCGTTCACGCAAGCCTCTAATTCTTTAACCTTAAGCTTTAATTGATCAACATCAGTAACGACTTTTTCTTGATACTTTTCTAAATATATAAGACGCATATTCTGCTCAGCGTCATCTGGTAATGCT